TACTCAGTACCTGATCAGTAATGGTCTGGACAACTTAATAACTGAGGTGTAATAACAAAATGATTAGTTTAGTTGTTACGGTTTGTATGATAATTATGTTTTTAGTTTGGTCATGGATAGTGATGGACTGAGGTATTTATGATTGAACTAACATTAATAACTGCGTCCATAATACTATGGTCTCTGATTGTCATATATAAGGGATGAAACTAAAGCCGAAACATTATCTCTTTATTGCTCATATTATCCGAGGTGAGAGTGCTACCCAGGCTGCGATTAATGCTGGATATTCCAAGGCTAATGCACATAATAGTGGATCGAACCTGCTTAAGAATACGGACGTAAAGAGGGAGTTAGAGAAACAAATAAATACTGCCGGGTTGACGCCGGAAAGAATTATCCAGGAACTGTACGATCTATATGAAGAAGCTAAAGCCAACGGTTCGTATGGTCCAGCCAAGGATATCATGCAGCTTATTGCCAAACATAATGGTATGTTCCAAGACCTTAGAAAGGTGGAACACAAGCACTCGCATGAGTTCGAACAACTACTAAGTGCAACGCGCTTAACTAAGGACGTAACCCCACCAATCCCTCTAATACAGGAGGTTCAGCGTGTATAATGACACAAAATCTCAAGAAATGGTGTCAATAATTAACTGGTTTGAGGCGTTAGTTTCGGGCCGAGACGGTTACCCGATCGGATTTAGTTTGGCACCCGGCGGACCGCATCGATCAGCGAAACTAAATGGTCCCGACCGACCCGTCCTATCAGTTTCCCCGCCCGCCGGGCCCGGCCCCCGCCCCCCGGGCCGTCCGACGCCCCCCGGGTTGACTACATAAAGTAGTTAGTCACGTATCTACACAAACCCATATTAAGAAACAGCAAAGGCACACATGTATGCGATTCATTCTCAGCTTAATGCTGGTGCTGGCAACTTCGATCTCTGCTGCACCGGCCCACAAATATTCTATAGTTTCCTACCACCCGGATCAATTGCCGGTCTCTAAGGAGGAATTTCAATGTTTAAGCAAAAACATCTATTTTGAAGCGTCTACACAGAACGAATACGGAAAATTTGCAGTTGCAAACGCCACCCTAAATCGCGTTAGGGACCCGTATTTTCCAAACTCGATCTGTGGAGTAATCTTTCAGGGACCCAGAATTAAAAATCAACCAAGGCTATGTCAGTTTTCCTGGTTTTGTGATGGCAAGCCTGACAGAATTCGTAATAAGAGGATCTACAAGGAATGCCAACGTATAGCAATGCTGGCGTTATTGCACAGGGACAGGGATATTACAAATGGGGCAACGCATTATCATGCGACATATGTCCGCCCGTGGTGGGCCAAGAGGCTCATCAGAACGGTCCAGATTGGGGACCATATTTTCTACAGGATGTAATGTTTACAACGTCACAATTTAGGGATTTATTGGATATGAAGGAGTACCTGTTAGGAACAACAGCACACTATAACAAGTTGTCGCTGAAGCAACGCGAACAGTTAACTGGCTACATAAAGGATAAAACCGCAGATGAGGCAGCCACTTTGGACAATAATTCAGAAGGAGATAAAGAGCCCGGCGCCGAAGAGCAGGTCGCGGGGATATAAGGACATTATGACCAACTATGAACTAGACGAGGAAAGGAGAAGGGAGAATATGGCAAGGGAGATAGCTAAGCCACATTTAGTGGCAAAACCTCAGTACGACCCGCAGATGCGGTACACGGACACATTGGGGGAGGAGAACATGGTGAAGCAGCCAGCACATTACGCAAAAGGAGGGATTGAGTGTATCGATGCGATGAGGTCCTCAATGTCGAAGGAGGCATTCTCCGGTTATTGCAAGGGAAACGTCTTTAAGTACATTTGGCGCTTTGAGACAAAAGGCAAAGGGACCCAGGATCTAGAAAAGGCCAAGGTCTATCTTGACTGGCTCATAGATAACGAAAACGCGGTACAAAATAACCTAACACTGGTCCGTACTGGACCGTAATGGACGGTATCGGACGTTAATATGAATGAGGAAATGGTCGCTCTAGTAAAGCGACTGAAAGAGGACCCGGTTCTCTATTTTAAGCACTGCTTAAAAATTCAGGAATTTGGGACTGGTGAGACGGTACCCTTTGAATTAAACGAGGTTCAGTTGATTCTGAGCCGTTTAATGGAGCGTCAGCTAAAAAAAGACGGTCATGTCAGGATGGTGGTGCTAAAAGCACGCAGATTTGGCATTTCAACGTTTGTCCAGGGGCGGTATTTCCATCATACCGCCATGAATCACAATAAAATCACACACATATGCACCCATTCCAAGGCAGCAACGGACGTTATGTTCGGGATGGCCCGTATGATGGAGCAGAACCTGCCAAAGGAGCTAAAACCGGCAACAAGGTACTCTGGCAAGCGGGAATTATTCTGGGGGAGTGAGGACGGTGGGTTAAACTCACAGTACACGCTCTCCACGGTCGGGGGCCGGGAGGTCCGTGGCTCAAAGGTGGATTATCTACACTGTTCGGAGGTAGCGTCCTGGGGTGACGGTGGAGAGGACTACTTACTAGGTCTTTTAAACTGCGTTGTCCAGGGCTACCAGACAGAAGCTGTTATCGAATCTACCGCCCAAGGCGTGGGTGGCATTTTCCACGATATGTTCTGGGACGCATATACGGGAGACTCAGGATGGGAGGCAATATTCTTTCCATGGTACTGCTATTCTCACTACAGACGGCCCTTTGAGGGAGCCGATCAAAGAAAACGATTTGAAGAGGGTCTTGGAACAGACCCGCGCTATGGCGGAGAGGAAGAGGCAAAGCTCCTCGGAGCAACAACAGAGTTTGACATTGGGGAAGAGGGGCCCCTGTCCTTCACCGTTGACCTTGAGGGACTGAACTGGCGCCGCCACTGCATCAAGACTCAATGTCAGAATGACCTGACAAAGTTCCACCAGGAGTACCCCAGTTCTGCAAGGCAGGCCTTTGTCAGTACGGGGCGCACTGTCTTCGACAGGGAGGTCCTGAACGAGATGGTCCTAGACTCGGAGGCCTTAATAAGGAACACACCGGCACAAGGTTTCTCCATACCAGTAAAGGCCTGGAAGGAGGGGAGATCCAAGGAGAAGTACATCATAGAGTCCCTGGATGACGGTGAGCTACAGGTGTGGCAGAGGCCCAGAAAGGGGCACGAATACCGGATTGGAGTAGACGTCTCAGAGGGGCTTGAGGTCGCAAGGGACACAGACTGGAGTGTGGCAGTAGTCCTTGACGCACAGTACTTTGAGGAGGTAGCAACACTCAGGATCAAGATAGACCCGGACCTGCTGGCCTGGCAGTTGACATCATTAGGCCGTTGGTATAACTGGGCCCAGCTATTTGTAGAGAGGAACAACCATGGCCTTGTCACATTATCATTTCTACGGGACCTACACCTGTACCCGAATATGTACACAGAAAAGATCCTGGATGAACGGTCCTCCAGAACGGCGAGGAAGCTGGGGTTCCATACGACCGTCAAGTCGAAGCCGCTCATTATCGACTATTTGAAGGAGCTGATACGAGAGAGGGAACTGAAGGTACACTCTCCGGTGATCCTTGATGAGCTACAGACGTTTGTCTCAAAGCCCGATGGTAAGATGGCCGCACAGCATGGTTCGCACGACGACTGCGTGATGTCGCTTGCTATTGCGTGTTTTGGGTGTAAGCTGTTCCCAGCGACTCCCCATAGTGAGAGTCTACCCTATTATTATAGGCGCAAACCTGCCCTACCACTATATAATCCACCAACGCTATGAAAGACAACATTATCAGCCTGGACGACAAGCGATGGGAAAAGGAGTTCGACAAAGACCTTCAGGAGGCCTTTGAGGAGGTCGTAGCAGTACTCCACAATCACCTGCCTGCAGAGGTTGGCTCTGTAGTAGGAAAAGCAATAGCAATTGCACTGAAGGATGTAGGCGACAAAATCCTTGAATCCTTAGAGAATCTAGAGAAACCACCAAAACTGAGTTGATTT